TGATAGACGTGTCTAATAACAGCATGTTGCCGTTCGCATCTACTATTTGCTGGATAGGGGTGGATGTTGCCCCAGAGGTCCCGTACCCGCACGAGTACTGTGTGTTAGCTGCCCAAGTTCCAAACATGCACTGGTTGTTGGGAATGAAACAGACAGAGGCGGAGTTACCCTGATAAGGAGTAAGCCCCATATCTCGGTTTATCTCCATTAAGAACAACGGCTTAGGACACAGGTTATTTGTGTTAGTGTTGTTGTTAATGTCGATTCTGAATCCGGAAGTAAGCCATCCTATATCAGTTAAGTTGGTGATGTAGTCTTGTTGTAAAGCGTTAGTGAGGAACAGCGGAACATAGCTGGCATTCCATCTCCAGTTTAAGTTCTGCGCCAAAATCTTCTGCAAAACATCGTTTGCAAAAGTCAAGGCAGGCTCGTAGCTGTATCCTCCCGCAGGAAGTATTGGATTACACTCGGCAAAACTACGAGTGTAATTTACTACTTCCTCAAGGGTGATTGTGCTTATTGGTTGGAGATTTGGAATTGCTGGCATTAGTTTACAATCGCTGTGATGGTAGGAGTTGTTGTTGTGTTCTTAGCAAGGGTTGGTAGAGGCGCGGGTATCGCAACCGGCTTGTCCTCGGCATTAGCTTGCTGTCCATTGATCGTAGGAGCAGTAGGATTGGCAAGCACCGCATAAGGACCTACCGCGTTCGAAGGGGGACTAACCGCTCCGCCAGCGTCAATGTACTGCATAATCTCGCAGACGGTTTGACCGGAAGAAGTGGGGTCGATAAAAGTAGTCGAGACCTGTGCGGTAGCGTTTATTCGAACGTAAGTCGTCCCGCTTGTGGATGGGCACGAGGTAGCCCCAGCCGTAAGAACCGCCTTGCTGGCAACCCATGTGCTCCCCGATGGAGCCGACGAATTTACCGTAAGAGTCACGGTGTGTGTTGTAGGGGGAATTTGGCTATGAGCGGCACACCCAGTAAAAAGTGAAACAACCACGATAGCTAGAAAAAGTTTGGAACGCATTATTGAGGTCCTCCGGTGAGTTGAGCTAATCCGGTGAGGGATAAGCTTCCTGAAATTGATGGGGAAGTTGGGGTGGGAATTGTACCACTCACTAACGGGTGAGGGTAAACATAAGGTTGGTATATCGCAGTCCAAGTGTTAGTGCTAGAGCAAACGTAAAGCTCGCCATTACCGCTGTTGGCATCTGTGGCAAAGTAGGCCACGCCGTAGCTTCCTGTAGGGCTTGTCGCGTATGTGCCTCCCGCGCCTGCCGTGCAAGTGGCTGGGCGATTGGCTAAGGTTCCGTACCCGGTTCCTGCCGCGCCTGTGAACCCACCAGAGCAAGTGCTGTTGAGCGACCCGCAATCGTAGTAGTAGTCTCTGTTATTAGAAGTATCTGTAGAGCCTACTTCCGCAAACGTTCCCGCTTGAGGGGTACCACTATTCATGAAGAAGTACATAGGTTCTAAGTACTGGTGAGACCAAGCCGCAGTTCCAGTTATGGAATTAAGACGGTTGGGGAATGCTTGCCCGTTCAGAGCTTGAACATCCTGACCACGACCAATACCATCGAGGCACGGCCATCCCGTAGAAGCATTGTTATTACCATCCCATGAAGAGTCAGAACCACCGTGAACCGTTCCGCAGTACCCCCAACCATTCGGAGGGGCGGTTTCCGGAGACTCGCAAGAGTTTCTGTCTGTACATAAGTTGGTGTATCTGTAGAATCCAGATATCAGGTTATTACCCCAGACCAATCCGGTTGCGTTCTTAGAACCAAACACGGCGTCTAAAGGACCGATTCCAGAGGTAGGGCCTGTGATATAGTTGTGGTATACCTCGTAAAGTCGGCATCCGCGATCAGGCCCTGCGGCAGATTTAGTGCCGTGGGTCTGGGTGTAGCTTCCTTGTATGGTATTATTCCTAATGCCAATGGCACCCGCTCCGCCGCAATCGTCGGTGTATCCTCCGATAAAGGTGTTTGATTCCACATAAAATGTAGAAGAACTACCCCACGCGGTAGGGTGAGAGAAGGTTCCGTCTCCGTTTCCAATGGTGTCGTTATAGGCACCAAAGACGGAAATTCCGAAAGAGAAGGTTTGTTGAGTTGGGAAACCTCCAGAGTTAGGAGCTAACTCGAAGAAGTTATGATCCGCCACGCCTACTATAGCTCCAAAGGTTTTGAAGCAAACCGAGGAGTTTGAGTTGGGGGAGTACGGAGCCATATTGCAGTGATTGTGGTCGTACCGAACTTGAGACGATCCGCTGTAGATTTCAATAAAGCCGTTGTACTTGGAGTACGTTCCGCCCACAGCCCCACCCGCCATAGTCAGTCCAGTAACTCGAAGGACTGCGCTAGCTTGGGTGTTAGCGTTGATAACTATGAGCGAGGTGTTGCTCTGGTAGGTATCGCTGATTACAGAAGAGTCTGTTACCGAAGCGCACGTAGCCCCGGCGTTTCCCGGAGTTCCAGAACAATTAACCACCGTCTGACCTTGGATTGTTAAGTTGGTCAAATTGCTAGGCACTGTGTAAGTGAAGCCAGTTGTCCAGTTAACATTTCCCACGGGAAGATTGACCGTCGCTGTGGTGCAGCTTGATACAGAGTTCAGCGCAGCCAGAACATCGGATGGGTTAAGGGTAGCGGCCAATGGGGTGCAGCCTCCGCCTCCTCCACCAGCGGTAAAGGTAGCTGTGACCGTGCAAGCAGAGGCAGGCATGGTTCCGGAGTAAGTGGTTGTGCCCGACCCTCCGCATCCCGTTACGCTGGATAGCGTGGACCCTCCAGTAGGAGTGACCGTGCAGGAGTAAGAAGCCGCTGCCGCATAGTTACCAGCGCAGCCCGATATGGTACCTGACCCAGTTCCTGTCGTTGTGGTGGACAAAGTATAGGTAGTTATCCCGCTACTCAACACATTTTTGATCGACGTATACGCAGCTTTTGCGTTATAATTGGCGTCGTAAATCTGAGGAGCGCCAACCCCGTATGGACTAGGGGCATCGATGAAGGCCCATTTATCCCCTATTCCCCACACATAGAAAGCACTACAAGTTGAGGGATTAGCGAGACACGCGCTTAGTAAGTATGAGTAGGTGTTTGCTTGCGTCGTTAAATCTGCCGGAACTGTAGAGGTATAGGAATTCGGGACGGTGTTGTTTGCGCCGTTAGTATGGATGCCTAACTGAACCTGAGAAAAGTAAACAGTTACCCCAAGAGCTTGATAAGCACTTATAGTCGAAGCTATAGCTGAAGAGGACGGTACGTTCGAGGGTATGACTTGATATTGCCACTGTCCTTCCAGACCCACACAATCAACTAACCCTCGGCTCTTGAGATAAGCAACTAGCCAGTATTGGTACCCACTAGCCCCGCTGCCCTCCCATCCCCAGTCATCGTAGCAAAGCTGGGCCGTGGGGTCGGTTGCCCGAGCCTGTGTGTAGGCCACAGTGACGTACTCAGGAAAATAGGTTAAACCAGAAACATTTCGAGCATAAGCGTTCGAAGACGTGTCCGGGCCTAAGATAGAACAATACGGCCCAGTGCCATATCCGGGATTGTAAGTGTTATTTGGGCACTGGTGACTAGACTCACTGACGAGGGCAATCTGCTTCATGCGCCCCGGATAGTTGGTGTGCATGTGAGTCATGAACTGTGCGACGTAGTTCTGGAGAGCCGTCGTGAGTGCGCCGGAGCTTAACCCAGAAACCCAAGAAGGCGTTCCTCCCCCGTAGCTCGCATTATCCCAGACAGGCGCAGTTGCTGTCACGGTCTGGGAATTCGCAGCCGCATAGTTCATGACTAGATCGGCCTGAGAAAAGTCATAGCTTCCGTTCGATGGCTCCATCGCGTTCTGCTTCATGACGTTACCGGGTTCAATAGAGTTGCATTGAGCCGCGACAAGGCTGTTAAAAGTAGAATCGTTGTTGAATATGGACGGGTCTGTGTCTCCGCAACCAAACGTAAACCCACGGGCCGTTGCTAGGGACTTAAGCGTTTGGGAGTGAGATAACAGGGGCAGGAGTAAAAACAGTACGAGAATTTTGGCTTTCATTATTTTCCCCATACCGTGTAGGAGCTTCCGTCGCACACCACAGCAGCGAATAAAGCACCGCCACCTGTGTAAGCCGAACCCCATGTCTGGGTAGTAGAGTCAGACACAGTAGCTATTCTTCCCGTGTTGCTAGCGCAAGGGTACGCACTAGAGAGAACAGAGAAGGTAGTTGGAGGCATCCCTACGGTAGTAGGCCCAGTCCCAGAGAGCGTAATTGCTGTCGGTGTTATGATACCCGGACTCTTGACGTACGCGGTAGTGGCCAACTTGGTAGTGTTATCGTTAACCGCTTGCGTGGTAGCAGAAGTCCCGTTCGGGAGAGTAGGAGTCCCACTTAAATTAGCGGCATTGCCTGCGATATTTCCAGAGATAGAAGAACCGGGGATAGTCGCAGAAGCAGTGGCAGCACTGGACCCATTTCCGAATATATACCCAGTAAGAGAAGCTGCGCCTAAGCCTCCTTGAGGAGCACTGAGAGGCGTAGATAATCCAGATAAAGAGGAGATATCCGAGTTCGCTCCGGAGTGAGCAGGAGTATACCCGAGGCTGGCTTGTTTTGCGTTTAGCTGAGTTTGGATGCTAGAGGTAGCATCTAGATACCCCATGATGGTAGGAGTTACCCCATCTATGGTTAACCCAGCGATAACGGTAGTAGTCGAGCTAGCGGCTATGGAGGTAGAACCTATCGTGATTGGGAATCCGCTTCCGGTCACGGTGATGACGCCACCAGAGCATGTGGTTCCGCTTCCGCACTCTAGAACTCCGAATCCGGAAGACGTACCGTAAGGAGCTTCAACGATTATGTTAGCTCCAGAAATTTTAGGGAGCAGCGCGAGGTAGTTAGCATCGGCTACTGGAGACGTGGCATTGAGGTTAGCGGACCCTAAGGTTCCTCCCCCGTTTACCCCTAAGCTTGTTCCGCCTCCTGCGGTTCCGCAAGTCGGGCAAGATATGGTTACACCCAAAGTAGACGGCGTAACAACGATAGGAGAAGCTTGGCCAATGTTTGCCCCTAGATATGTCCCGAGATCGAAGATGGTAGGGGCTGTTGCTGATCCGGTTGAAGTGTTCCATCCGTGAACAAAAGCATGTCCATTAGTTGTAGGACTTGCTAAGAACAAGGTTGTGTTAACCGCTGACTGGTACGGCAAAGAGCCTAACGCTCCCCCCGCAATGGCAGCAGCGTATCCCGTTGTGTTTTGGTTTAGAGTGGGAACATAGTTAGAGGGGATGGTATTGGTGTTGCTGTAGCTAGTACACCAGCTAGAACTTCCCGAGTAGCAGGGGATACCAGCAGCGGCTGGCCAAGTCATGCCTGCCGAAGCAGAGCTTCCTACTAACCCAGCCGAGTTAATAGTCAAAAAGTTTGTTCCGGAACCCGGAGTTGCGCTCGAATGTATGAATAAGTCTGCCCCTCCTAACGCAATAGGACCAGTATTGGAATCGATAGAAATCCCAATGCTTCCGGCGTCAGACAGACTGATACCGTGTTGGGCATCTATAGAGATCGAATCTGAAGAACCATTTGCGCTTAACTCGACCGGCCCCCCAGTGGAATTTAGTTGCACCCCCTCTACGCTTACATCATCCACCGTAAAACCAGCAGCAGAGTCAACCTGAACTGACCCCTTAGCTTGCATGAAAATACCAGTCCCCGCATCGAGGGTTATGGTACCTCCCGATCCTCCTGTAGGGCAGTTAACAAACAAAGTGGGGTCGGTGCATAGTATGATTCCGTCTTCACCCGCCGAGTCGATAATAACTTTTCCGCTCCCTGTGTTGGTAGCGTTTAGCGTGATATTCTGGTCTGTAGTTGTGGTTGTATTTGCTGAGGTGGCCCCTTCATCGACAAAGCCAGTAACGCATTGGGTTCCATTCCAGTAAACAAAGTACCCGGCAGATGGAGACGATGGGGTACATCCCGACGAACTTCCGCCTCCCGAAGACCCCACATACACTTCATAGAAACTGCACTGATTGTAAGGGGCGCATACCTTCTCCACCACTCTTGTTCCAGATTGGATGTAGTACTGGTAGACACCGTTTCCAGCAGCCGTAATCGGCTGGGTAAGCGTCGAGGTTAAAGTGGGATCGGTATAGATAGGCTGAGGAGCGTTACACGCTAGCTGACTGTTATATACGCAGACGTAAACTTTTGCGTTAGGGATTACCGACGCAAAGTTGCTGCCCGAACCTTTGGGAATCAGGGCAGTATTCCACCGCTCCGCTGACTGGGAGAAGCCCATGACAGGGAACAGTAAAAGAAATAGAAGTGTTTTTAAATTCATTATTGAACTCTCAACCCGGTATCGGTGGTCGTGCCGCAACTTCCGGAAACGATAGTCAAGGCCCCCGCTGGGAGCGATCCGCTAGTGGCGCAACGGTACACAGTATTCGTGCCCCCGTTGATTTCAACATCCCCATAAATGACGGCTTGGGTAATAGAGTTGTTTCCGATTACTGTCTGATTGGATACTGTGTTGTAGGCTTGATACCCAAGAGCAATCGTGTTCGTTAGTTGCGAAGTTGTATTTGGCCCCGAGTAATCGCCAACCCAAGTATTATGAGAGCCTGTGGTATTCGAGTTTCCAATGGAGTTGAAGGCGGTGTACCCGTTCGCTCCGGACATGGTGCCTATCGCCACGTTATTAGTTCCGGTCGTGTTACCAGCCAAGGCGTCCTGCCCGATTGCGATATCGTTGCTACCGGCATTCCCGGCAACACCCTCGCAATTAGCCCCGTTGTAATACCCTCCAAGAGCTAACGTTCCGAGCGCGATTACCTCTGAGCCTGTATTGCAGATTAAAGGTCTGTGTCCTATTCCGATTACGTCCGAAACGGTTCCCATTGCCCCAGCAGCCCCGTCTCCAATACCAATTACGTCTGTGTAGTCAGAAGAGAAGGTGGGATCGCTTTCAGACCCGGAGCCATTTCCAATTCCTACGACGTTATTGAACACGCCTGTTCCGTGATTAGAAGCAGCACCAACTCCTATTCCGACTACGATTGTTAGCGTCCCTGTAGAGTTCACAGAGGAGGAGGAGCCATTTCCTATACCAACTACATCTGAAGAAGTCGAGACAAGATTCGCCCCGGCTCCGTTTCCAATTGCAACCACATCATCGACATTGCTTCCGATGTGCGACCCCGAGCCGTTTCCAATTGCGATAATATCGGAGCTTTGACCCCCAATTGTGTTAGCCGATCCATCCCCGATTCCTATAATGTCGAAAGTAGAAGCGGAGAATTGTATCGCCGAACTGTCCCCGATACCAACTATGTCAACTCCATTTGTTATATGAGACCCTGATTGGTCGCCGACACCTACAATTTCTTCGGAGAAGGACGACTCCCCTACCGTGCTGACATAAGAAACCGTTTCAAATCCGAAACCACTTAGGAGGCTGAGGTTGCTGCCTGTTAAATGACTGAGGGCATCTGTTCCGCATCGCGTTGAGGTTACGTCTCCGGGGAGAGGACCGCACAGGCTACTCCCGGTACCACCGGCAGAAGACCCAACGTATATGTCGTAGAAACTACATTGGTTATACGGAGCGCAAACTTTCTCAACTAAGTGGGTGCCTGCCTGCACGTAGTAAAAATAGGTGCCTGCGGCATTAGCTTGGAGCGGTTGATCTATTTGCTGGGTTAACGCCGTGTCGGCATATATAACTAAGTTGGGAGAATCGCAAGACAACTGATCGTTCCACGTACACACCGACACCTGCGCGTTAGGGATGACCACGGAGAAGTTACTCCCCGAGGTAGGCTGAATGGCCACATTCCATCTCTGTGCTGTTTGGGAAAAACCTAGCACTGGGAACAAAAGAAATAGAAGTAACTTATTCATTCTTTTTACCTTTGAAGATGTTAAGAACATCCGTGATACTGGTGGACCCTCTGTTTACCCCATAAGGCGCAGTAAAGAAAAATACTAACGCTCCTATAACGTAGGGAAGGTTGGATAGCCAGATCGCTAGCTGCGCGTTGTCCGTAATCCTAACCAGATGGTCGGCCACAAGGACAAGAACTCCCGAGCATACCAAAGCTAGAAAGCTGGTTAGCAGTCGGCTGCTCGAAGGAGTCCCATCATCGGAGTACGCCTGTCTAAGAAACGTCAGTAGTTTTGCTAAAAAATTCATGAACCACCCTTACAGAGGGCGTTTCACCAACGCCAACTGTAAATCAAGTACAGTGTTTAAGTAGTGTTTTACCCAAAAGCTTTGCGTTTCCGCACTTCTTCCTGCGGCTTCCGGATCAGTTTGATACCCGTATGTGAAGTCAAAGTCACACTTAATAGGGGGTAAGGCGTTCTGCTCTCTCCATCCCTTGTTGAAATAAAGGAAGGATTGTTCGCAAAAAGGAGGCCACTCCGCTAGCGGGTCTTGTATGCTTCTGGGAGAAGTCCAGTAAGCGACTATGACGTTGAGCTTACCGGCGTCTTGGAGAACCCGCCACGCTTCTTCCATAACTGGAATTCTGAGTTTCCCCGGAATGTATTCCAGTTTGTGTAGGCAGTTGATTTCCTTCACAGACTTGTCTGCATAAGGCCACTTGCCGGTTAAATCAAATTTGACTGTATTAAGATCGAGTAAATCGATGACTTCGACTTTATTCTTTTTCATATCCTCTGAGCCTTTCGCGCTCTTACCAAACCATTCCTGTAGAAATGTCTAAATGCCCCACCTTAACTCTGGTGTCGCAAGCTACCTTATACCCATACTTAGCGGCTTCATTAAAGAACCACAAGTCTTGGGTAAAAGCTTTCCCCGTTTCTTGGATAGTTCTAAACCAAGGTCGGGGCATGTCCTTGAGTTTTGTTTTGAAGGAGTCTATCCTCCATAAGTTAAAGCCCATCCCTAACCCGTTGCAGTGTTGTATCGTGTCTATACGGGGGACTTGGGGTACAAAGTTTCTTGGCATAACCGAAGGATCGCCATAAATCATTGGCTGGCCTTCTGCGCCTTTAGTCCAGTACAACCCGGCCACGGCGTCGAACCCTTCGATGCTTTCGTATAACCGCATCAGTCCGTCTTGAGGGGGGAGATTATCTTCCTCTACGGTAAGGATGTATTTCCATTTACTAAGTTCGGGATGGTCGAGGACTGTCTCAAAAGCTTTTTGATACCCTACCCCTACTTCGTCGTTCTCGATAAATAACGGACCGAAGAAGGGTTGGTTCATCGGCTTCATCAAGCCCATCCAAGACGAAACCACTTTGGGTTTAAGACTCCCGCGAGTTATAGTAATCCATACCGTAGACAAATCTTTGTAAGTCTGGCCACGGTGTAGTCTATCGATTGATTGAGTCAGGTTAGTGTTGTGATACCCAAAATCTGACTCGTTGTTTTTGCTTTTCATTGTGCTCCTAAGACGCATATTTATTTAGCTATCATGTAAGTTCGACCACCGGATAAGAAACACACAAGAATTGTGGCTTGTTCGGCGCTAGCGAGGGTTGTGCTTTTTGCTTCGTATGTTCCGGGGTATGGGGCGATAGATACTTGGGCTAATCCGATTGGGTTGGGGTCCGAGGTATCCCCAAAGTTTTGTGGGTTTGTCCACCCCCGAAGAGGACCTATAGTGGCGTTCGTCGCGTTATCCGTCGCGCCAATTGAAAATAACAAGCCGTTATGCGCTCCAGTTATCAACGGACCACTATCAAGGGTAGTGGCTCCCGTTGTGTTGGACGTTGCGCCTGCTCCTCCGTCTAGGGTAGTAGTGGAATTAGCAGCCTCGTATAACACGGCTCTTAGCCCACCACTAGGAGTGACCGCGTTAACGTAAAAGGTAACAACACAATTTCCAGTCGCCGAAGCAATGGTTGCTAGCACGGTGATAGTATCGGAGTCCGTCGCTAAATTCACGGTGCTTTTTGTTGCCCAATTATTGCCTTGGGAGTCTGTACACGTTAGCGTGCCTCCTGCTCCTCCGCCTGAGAACATGCCACAAATAAGCAAGTTTCCGGCAGTCACTCCGGTCATGGTAATTGGGTTTAAATTACCCGGAGTGGGGACACCGCTAGTGTAGGATTGAACAATATAAGGAAGTGCCATTACGATCCAATCAGTGCCATCCACGGCTGAGCCGCTTGCGCGGAGCCGGTAAAGGTAATGGCTGTAGTTGACAGGGCGATAGATATTGGAACGGCCCCTGTGCTGAAAATTCCAGCGAGGAAGTAAGGGGGAACCGCCGCATTCACGCCTGTGGTCGATCCGGTGCCAATAAAGACAAATCCGGGGACTGTAGGAGACAAGGGGTTAACTTGGCCGGTGTTGATGTTACTGATACCTGCCACCGATCCAGATGTTCCGATAAATGACCCAGCCGAGAGACCTCCGCTTCCTAACACAGAAACTCCTGCCGTTCCCGCTGAAGACAGGACAGTAGCAGCCGTGGGTAGCGTAGACCAGTGAACTCCCTGTGATCCCGACAGAGAAGCAGCCGTAGTCTGTGTAGTGCTGGCGAATCCGGCAGCGGTAGCAGAGGACTGCGAAACATATCTGAATTGCAACGTTCCAGCATTGCTGAACACCGATGCGAGGGTAGGGGCTACGGTAAAGGCAGTAATGGCTGTTGAAGTAGAAGCAGTATGCGCCGACACTCCCGCTAACCCGCCTGAGGAAAGAGCACTCGCCCCAACAGGAGAAGCAGTAAACGCGGTGAGGGATGTTGTCTGGATTAAGCTGTTTTGCGCCCCATAAATTCCAACCGTCCAAGTGCTTGTCACCTGAGCAAAGTTGAAGATGTGGCCGACGACATACTCTCCCGCTGCTAGCAACGTAGAAGCGAATGTAAGGGGATGAACCTGAGGCAGCGACCAACCACCTTGGAACTGGGACAGAGAGGTAGAAGCTCCAACTGTAGAGGTTCCCGTTGTCCACGCTGAGGTTCCTGAGGTGCTTAGCACCGACGCTAGCGAGGTAGAATTTCCAAACGAATATACGACGAAAGAACGAGTAAGAGTTCCCGCGCCTTGGTTTGTGGCAGGGAAGGTCAGGCCCAAAGCCACATCAACTTCGCTGAGGTTCATTCCTGAGGGGAGTTTGAGTCTCTGTAGAAACAGAGAACTTCCTAGCCCGGTAACGGTTCCCGAGGAAGAGGCTACTAAACCTCCCGCCAAAGCGAGGGAGTAGTTTTGAAGAACACTGATTCTTCCGATCCCTGCGTTGATGGTGATAGTGCTAAGGTTCGAACTCAAACTCACGTTGCTTCCAGCGACCAAAGACATGCTAGAAGAACTTCCGTTAAGTGTGAATCCTCCGCCGCCTCCGCCTGCCGCTGCGCTGATGGTGATATTTGGGCTAGTGGATAGCTGGCTAAGAGTGATGTTCGGACCGGCGACAAGACCGAAGGCCGTTGAAGACGCGGTATTTACGGTTCCGGAAGTAGTTCCGCCAGCAATCGAGGCGATAGAATACAATACCGATTGGTTGCTTGCCGAGATAGTAATCGTGGAAGCAGCCTGCCCAATACCGATGTTAGCACCAGCAGAGATAGATAGGCTACCGCTCGATCCATTAAGCGAAGTAACCACGGAAGGAGTAGTGGCAGAAATTGTGAGGCTCTGTGCCCCTCCCCCAATGCTGATGATACCCGCACCGGAAACGTTTAGAAGACCTGAAAACGTTCCCGAAGAACTTATGGTAGTGTTACCCAAGGCCGTCAAGCTATGAGAGAATGTCTGCACCGAGGCTGAAATCGTGATAGTAGACGCAGCCTGCCCAATGCCGATTCCGGCACCAGCCGAAATAGACATAGACCCGTTAGACCCGTTCAACGAAGTTACCACATTCGTCGCGGCGGGAGCGGGTACTGAAATGGTCACACTTCCATTGCCAACTCCAACCGACGCGATACCCGCGCCAGAAAAGTTTAGGAGATTGGTGAATGTTCCAGAAGAACTTGAGGTTGTATTACCAAGGGCTGTTAAAGAAACCGAAGCGGTCTGAACAGAGGCCGAAATGGTTATGGTAGAAGCGGCATTGCCTATTCCAATTCCAGCACCGGCAGAGATAGACAAACTACCGTTCGACCCATTGAGGGACGTAACAACGTTCGTAGCAGCAGGAGCCGGAACAGAAAGAGTTATGGTTCCGCCGCTGGCATTGGTTGTTCCAGACATGGATAAGATGCCTGCAACACTCATTACCAAGCTATTGCCGGAGAACGCTGTCGCGCTGTTGGCCGCTAGCGTTGTTGTGTTTCCGCTGAAACTGATTCCGGTAAAGTTAGAAGTTCCGGAGTACGATACGCTGATGCTGCTTGCGCCGGAGTTAAACGCGATCCCGGCCCCTGCTACTAAGGATGCGCTGCTAGATGTTCCATTCAGGCTGAAGTTGGTGGCTGTCGGAGGGGCTGGTACTGATAAAGTAATCGTACCTCCGCTGGCATTCGTGGTGGCGGATAACGATAGAATGCCTGCCGCGCTAAGTATTACACTGTTGCCCGTGATAGCTGTCGCGCTGTTGCCTACCGCCGTGGTGGTATTACCACTGAGGCTAATTCCAGTAAAGTTGGAGGTACCGGAATAGGATATGGTGATGGTAGAAGCAGCTTGCCCGATACCAATACCAGCCCCTGCGGAGATCGACGCGCTAGAGGATGTACCATTGAGGGTGAACCCGGCCCCTCCTGCGGGGGTAGGACCGATGATCGTGATGGTAGGGTTGGTGGATAGCTGGCTTAACGTGATGTTATTTCCAGCAACGAACCCAAAGGCTGTAGACGAAGCGGTGTTGGCTGTTCCGGAAGTAGTTCCTCCCGCGATGCTAGAGATCGATACTAACGTGGAGTAGCTAGACGCCGAGATAGTAATGGTGCTAGCGGCTTGCCCTATGCCGATATTCGCCCCTGCGGAGATCGACAAGCTCCCGTTCGACCCGTTCAAGGACGTGACTACGTTGGTAGCAGCCGGAGCAGGCACGGAGATTGTGACACTGCCATTGCCCACACCTACCGAAGCTATACCAGCCCCGGAGAAATTCAATAACCCGGCAAACGTCCCGAATGAACTGCTAGTGGTATTACCAAGAGCAGTCAATGACTGAGATATAGTCTGGACAGACGCTGAGATCGTGATAGTGGACGCAGCTTGCCCAATACCAATTCCCGCTCCCGCAGAAATTGATAAGCTTCCGTTTGACCCGTTCAGGCTAGTTACAACTGATGGGGTTGTAGCGGAGATCGTTAAGCTTTGCGCCCCACCACCCACACTGATGATACCCGCGCCCGAGATGTTAAGCAATCCGGAAAACGTTCCAGATGAACTTACTGTTGTGTTTCCTAACGCGGTGATGCTGTGTGAGTAAGTCTGCACTGAAGCAGAGACGGTGATAGTTGACGCAGCCTGACCTATGCCGATGCCAGCCCCGGCAGAAATACTCAAAGTTCCACTTGACCCGTTTACACTAGAAACGTGGTTTGTAATGGAGTAAGAGACTACCGATCCGGTAGTAACAGCCAGACCTCCGCCTGCGCTGAAAGAAGGACCGGAAATAACTAAAGCATTGCTGCCACTAGACAAAGTACTATTTGTACCAATGCCTGTGTTTTGAGAAATCGTTATTTGGTTTCCGGCGACTATCACCAACGGTCCGCTAAAAGTAGCTGCGGTTCCTGTTGTTGACCCGTTTAACGCCGTTGTCATGGAGGCAAATGCTAAGTAACTCAGAGTATTAGTCTGGTTGCTAGCAGAAATGGTAATCGTGCTATTAGCTTGTCCGATTCCAATCCCGGCCCCGGCAGAGATAGATAGGCTCCCATTGGAACCATTTAGACTTGTAACTACATTGGTAGCAGCGGGTGCTGGAACCGAGATAGTAACACTACCGTTCCCAACTCCAACAGAGGCGATTCCGGCTCCGGAAAAATTCAGTACATTCGAGAAAGTTCCGGATGAACTGCTGGTGGTGTTTCCTAACGCAGTTAAGGAGATCGATGAGGTCTGCACGGATGCGGAGATCGTGATGGTGCTTGCCGCGTTGCCGATCCCAATGCCTGCCCCTGCTGAGATCGAAAGGCTTCCATTTGATCCATTGAGAGACGTGACCACATTGGTCGCAGCCGGGGCCGGAACAGAAATGGTAACGGTTCCATTACCCACACCGACTGACGCAATTCCGGCTCCAGAGAAGTTCAGGAGAGTGTTGAAACTTCCTGAAGAACTTGAAGTAGTATTTCCTAACGCAGTCAGGCTATGAGTTTGAATAGATTGAGAAGCAGAGATTGTTAGGCTTTGTGCTCCCCCACCAACGCTGACAATTCCGGCTCCGGAGACGTTGAGCAGTCCAGAGAAGGTTCCCGAAGAACTTAGGGTAGTGTTGCCTAACGCTGTGATACTTTGCAAGAACGTCTGTACAGACGCAGAAATCGTGATGGTGCTGGCGGCTTGGCCAATACCGATCCCCGCGCCTGCGGAGATTGAAGCACTAGAAGAAGTTCCGTTTAGGGTGAATCCCCCGGCAGGAGGACCGATAATCTGAATACTACTAGCCCCAGTAGAGATAGTAATATTGCTCCCCGAAAGAACAATAGTCCCCGTAGACGTAGCGAAGTTGCTGCCTTGGATGGCATTGGCATTAGCTACGTCTGTAAACGGAGGATATGGGTTATTCGCCATTAACTATTTTCTTGCCCGAAAAGCTGGAATGAGCACGTTCCATTGAGTGCCAAAACCTTGATAACATCTGTACTCGCTACAGTCAGCCCAACCGTCACAGGGAGAAAAGTCCCCGGAGGAAGATTTACTAAGTAGGCTAACAGTTGGGAGTTAGTGTCTCCCGCCCCTGCTATACATATTCTTACGGTAAAAGAATCTGCTGCGGACGGACTGGTGTTGCATATATTGATTGTTGATATAACTGCCGAAGTTGTCCCGCATGTGTACAAAGTGGTTTCTGTGTTAGCGGCTGGGTAGACTTGGCCTAGTACTCTTATGATCGCTGCCATTATGCCCCCATAAGGAGGAAAGCTTGCGTAAAGTCGAGGCCAGCAGTAGCTCCAGTGTTAGTGATAGTCTGGTCGGGCCAAGCTCCTGTAATGGAGATTCCGCTACCAGCTATCAAACTCGGAGACGAAGTTCCCGTTCCCCCGTGCGCTACGGAAATAGGAATCCCCAGATTGAGAGTAACCGCCCCGCTTGTGCCCCCACCAGACAAACCAACCCCAGCAATAACTGCTGTGATATTCCCGAGGATTCCTCCTCCGGTTATGTCAAAGTAGGCGTTATCGTTCGCATCGAACTGGACGACTAGCCCCGGAAAAATTCTGGTAAGATCGTAGGCCGATAGTCTCCGGATGCTGGCCGCACCTTTACCATTGGAGGGTCCCGCCACAAACACGTTGGGAGGAATCTGAGCAGCTAAAAGATTTTCTTGTATCGTAGCCATTACTGCCCTGACCTTCCTTGACGACCTAGCGATCCTGTCTGACCTACGCTCTGGTTCTCGCGTAAGTAGTTAAGATGGGGTCCTAAGAATATGTTTCTGTCTGTCTCAGACAATCCCTCGTTAGCTGCCACAACCTGCTTCAGAAACTCCATGTGAGCAAAGGCAAACCTTTCGTCGCCCTTGTATTCGTAAGTCTTAGCTAAATATCCTTGGTTGTAGATGTAGGAGTAATAGTCGGGGATAGGTGCCCAAGTATCAGTTACCGCCCCAAAGGAAGGAGCAGATTTCTGGTAAATCATGTTCAGAGTGTAAGCCTTATCCGGAACCATCATCAATCGGAAGGTAATGTTTCCGTTGTTATCGTCGCCAACAGTGGAGATAAAGGCCGGTTGTCCTAGCATAGTTTCCCCAATTAGAGCTTGCTGGACGGTAAGTTCTTTCGAGATAAGGGGGTTATTCCCGCTGGTATCGGGAGGAAAAACTACAGTTGCTTTTTCTAACCAACCGAAGTCTGGTATACTAACTGTATAGTCGGCTACCCCCGGCTGGCACACAATAGGCTTAGCGAATGCTCTATTCCATCTCCAAGAGAAAGGAGGAGCCAACAGGAATTGGCGCACCCAATCCCCGATTGAATACGCCAATGCCCCGCTGTTCACGTAGAGCAGAGGGGCATTATAGATAAACCTACTGGTCAAGTCTATTGTAGTTTTTAACTGGATGTTGGAAGACATTTCTAATTCCTTAGAGTTAGAGTTGTACCAATCCGGCCTAGTAACTCGGTTATAGGTTTTTTGCTGGGTTGTTCGAGGGAGTTAGACTGTCTGTAAAGACTGTGCAAGTTTCTGTGGATTTATACCAATTGCGCCAAAGTTCGTCGTTGATATTGCCGCCATAAGGCCACTGCGTATGAAACACTGCCGGAGTGGTTGACGCCGTACTCATCATCGGCATATTCGCGGATTGATTGACCCAATCCCCCTTGAAGTATTTCGCGTGATCTGGATTTCTTGAGGATACCTTAAGCTGGCAATACTGGCATATTCCTATGAGTTCGCCGTCTGGAAGCATTAACCCGCAAAAGGAAAAATCGTCGGGATAGTTTTTTCGATATCCTAATCCTAATTGGTTCCGAAGGTGAGAGCATTTCTCTTGCCTCTCCACCCCCGCTAGAAGATGTTTATACGTGCTCTTCTGGAATTCTAACTTCTGAAGTTTCTCACGAAGTTCATTAGCCGTCATTACAGATAATCCTCGTCATCGTCTTGAGGACTAAGCTCGACGTGCTTGGCACGGGCTTCGAGAACTCTTTTACGTTCGTCGTCCCCAAGTCTGGCTAACTGCGCCTTGATGGGGTCGTTCAGATTGAACTGCCCAGCTTCCGCTAGGGTTCCTCCTGCTTTCTTGAAGAACCGAGTATGATCCGGGTTCGCCGAAGAAATGACCATCTGGCAGTAAGTACACACCCCGATAGTTTCGCCGGTGGGGAGCTTGAGCATGTTGAATGCTCCTTCTCCTAACCGTTTCCTACCGGTCTGGCCAATCTCATGATCGCAAAACTTTTGCTGACGCTTGCGATTTTTCAGCTTGAAAATTTCGATATTGCGTTGATCTCCGCGAAGCTTCTCGTTGAAAGCTTTTTGCTCCGGAGTCTTGTAGTTCGGTGATAGCTTTTCAAACGCCTCAGCAATACTCTTAGCATTGTTGTTCTGGAGCATCGTGATAAGGTTTAACAGGTCAGCCCCCGACACCGTGACGGGCGCGTCCAAATCTGGTGTTACTGGTGTTGCTTCTTTTTCTTTTGCCATACAGAAACGGAAATACTCCCGTTATCCTCTCTTTATGTTTCGCCAATTGTAAAGGGTTTTAGCCCAAATATTTTCATCGCAATGCCCGAATTCCTTGGCGCACTGTGCTTCGGTGATATACCCATCGATGACTAACTTCATCAAAATCCCGCGATACCCTCGCGCGGACTCATCAATAGGAACTCCGTTCCGATCATACTTGTAGGAACTAAATTCCTGAATCTTTCCCGTTGGGATAAATCCAAGGTATCGAACTCCTTGAGTATCGACGCATCTGGCGTCTTGAATATACAGGGAGAACTCGTCTAGGAAGTAAGCGTCTCCGACTATGAGCTTTCCGCCTAATAAACGCCTTAGCTTGTCTAAAAAGTCTGTATGCCAAAGCCACCTACCAACCGAGTCTCTTTCAAGATAATCAAGTTCATCTGGTCTACGCTGTGCTTCTACCGCCGCAGAACTTTCGTTCATTTCTTTGTATCGGTAAAGATTCTCTTCTACGGACAATCTCGGCGTATTGAGACATTGGTTACACAAATGTGTATGCCCGTCTCGGCTGCTCGAATCTTTTTTAAACTTACTGTAGATATACGCTCTATGACAGCGACTGCATTCTTTCCCCAATAATGAGGAGGAGAATGCTAAGTCGCGGTCAAGAATGTTTTCTTCTGCTTGTGGGTTGTGCATTAAGTCCTCTAGGCACTTAAGAAATACGTTAGACTTGCTCTGCGCTGAACTCAGCGATGTTGATGGTTCCGCCTCCGGCGTTCCCGAAAGTTCCGGAAAGGACGAATGTCAGGTTGGACGCCTGAGTCACAGAAGCTGCGTTCGTGAGAACGTGCTGCGTAGTGAGGGCGTTTCCGCACTGGCCAGTGTAGTATCCACCGAGCACCTGAGAGGTCGAGTCCCACTGGATGAAGGTCTCCAACACAAAGTTAAAGCTTGTGCTAGGAGAACCACCGGCTGTCATCGCGGCAATCTTGGTATCACTAGCGGTAGTGGTGGATGTACCTTGGTACAGACCAATAGCCACAGTGTTACCCGCACCAGCATTCAGAGTCGCATACCCAGTCACGCGAATGCGGAAGGGACGGCCTGCGTCAAACGTAGTCTTGCTGAAGAACGGAGGAGCAGTCTGCACTTGGTCCTTACGCCCGTAAGACGATTGAGACAAAGCAGAGTTTAGGTTGAACTCGATAGGACTTGCCGAACCAACCAAGTTAGTACCCGCGCCCACGGGGACAGTAAGAATAGCCGCAACAGTAGTGCCTGCGGTATCAGTCCCCACGACGAAGACCGTCTCAGTTGTGGAAGTTAGTGTAAGAGCGTTGATCTGGTTACGGGCTGTGCCGGGTCCAGTCAAGGCAACAATTGTGTCTGAATTAGCCATTGAAAATGAATCTCCTGTTACGAAACGCTTGCATCATTATGATTTTTAAGCGGTTTAAAAACTCGGTCAGCGGTGATTTCGCCGTCGCCAAACCCCACGATAACTATGCCACCCGGCTTAACTACTAAACTCTTGTGGTTGCCAAAAAGCTGAGTACCAACTTCATGAATGACACTTGAGTGCGCTATAATAAACCCCGGTCCTACCCTAGTAGCGTGTTCGAAACATTCCGCTAACACAGGCAAAATCCTCTCTCTGAATTCGTTTAGGCTTTCGCCTTCTGGAACTCTTTCGTCAGGACGTTCTACATAGGAATCGACTTCTTTTTGGTTCTCTTCATTCTTAGGTTGGCCAGAAAATTTCCCTAAATTCCAAGCGCGAAGCTGGTCTGTAGGTTGTACTTCTACCCCTTCTGATAATATCTTGGACGTTTGTATAGCCCGTTTCTTATCAGAAGAAACTATGAAAGAAGGAGTAACATCGCCCAAAAACTTTTTAGCTTCTTCGGCGTCGTGGATACCATCCTCTACAAGAGGGATATCCGCTTCCCCGCGAAACAAGCCTTTTTCGTTATAGGCCGTTCTTCCGTGACGAATGAGATAAAGGACAGGAATCATTTTAACCAGCTATGATAAATTCTACTGGGGTTCCGGCTTGGTTGGATATCAAACTCAAAGCACTGATCCCGTTAGTCGTGATAACTTCCGAAAAAATTATCAAGGCTCCGGGGTCCAGAGTTATGACATTCGCCGAACTTCCCCCCACAGGAGTCCAAGTAACTGTTATAGTAGTCCCTGCATTTGCAGAAAGATTTTTGACATACAAGAACTCAATCGGAGTTATCGGCAGAGGAACCGTATAAGCTCCTGTGCCGACAATCACCGATTGTCCGTATGTGAACAACTCGCCGGTATACGCATTATTTACGGGTTTAGATAAAGCCACAGAGTTCGTGAGATTGTCTGTTACCTTAATCGTTCCGGTAATTGATGCTGTTATCATCTTGATCCTTATAAAATGGCTAGTAGGAATGTATTGTTGGGAGGGTCTAAGGAGTCCTTGGCCCGTGGAGAAATTTCTTTATTAAGAACGACGATCTGTCTATTCTCTTTTCGGAAACTTCCCACGAGGAAACCAAACTTATTGCCTTCTCCCGGCCAAGGGTTCGGGCATTCAGGCTCCGTTCAAACTACTAGCCTTTTAGTGAAGCAAGGGCGAGGCCCTAAACTTACGAGCTTGAAGTGTTGCTGAGGATTTTGCGAAGACGCATCACAGTTCCCGGAGGAGGAGTGATAGTGAACTTCACGTTGTAGGAAATCCATCCACCGATCAGTCTTGCCGGATCGGAAACAGAACCACCTTCAGGGGCCATCTGGATGTTCAGTGAGTAGTTCTTTCTGTTCTTATCCGTTGGGTTGGGACCAAGGAAGATACTCAGTAGAGCATCGTCGCCGAAGATGTACGTTGGGTAGTACAGGTTTCCGCCGATGGTTGTAGGGGTTGCAGTTGTGGTTTCCTTGAACTTAATTCCAGCAAATTCAAAGGGGGCATCGCGGTCAACGGCACCAAACAGCTTCTTCGCTGTCTCAGGGCTGCGCTTCATAATGTCAGTTAAGCCATTGAAGCTTGCGTCGTTGTACACGTCATGCGTAACAAGGGGGTTGATAATACCGGCCCAGCTATCGCCTTCGAAGTACCGAACGTTCACGCTCGAAAGCTGTTGAGCGATGGTACGAAGGTTGGACGCAGTTAGGTAAGTACCTGCCGCTAGAGTCTGAAGCACAGTTGAGTCAATACCTGTGGTAGAATCCGCAGCGGTGATAACTAGCTGGTTAAGGGTCAGAGCTAACCGGTAGTTCATTTCCTCAGCCAAGCTAGACAGAAGACCCTTGTCATCAAGGGCAGTCTCCATCAGCAAGTCAGAACTGTTGGTGTAGTCAGCGTACTGACCAATCACAGCCTGAATCTTGACTGCGCTCTCGGGCACAGGCGAACCAACAAAACCTTCTGTCGATTGCTGCACGTTTGAGCCTAGCAAGTTGTAGGAGAAGAACTGAATAGTGTTACCGCTGTGCATAGGTAGCGGCCACTGCTTCGTGCAACCGAGGAAAGGAGTCGATTGCTTCAAGTTGGGGATAGCTTTACGCTCGTAGTAAATTGCTAGAGCGTTAGGAAAGTTGCCGGATGCAACCGTGTTTACTGCTGGTGAATAGGCCATTATGGTGCCTTTAAAAAGTTATTGCCGACCCTGTTGCTGCGCTCTGAGTTGAGCCATAGCAATTGCCTTTAAATCGCTTAAAGGAATACTTTGCAGGTCTACGTCTGTCAGCGGCTTTTCTTCGGGTGCTGCCACAGGTGATCCACCTTTAGCAGATAGTCCTATTAAGCCCACTGGCTGTCCGGGTGTCGCAACAATGGGTTGCGTGGCAGGCACGGATGGGCCTTTTACGGCCACTGGTTCAGGTTGCGGTTCTGGAACGGTGCGACGAGACTCTGAGCGTTCGAACAATTCGTTCTCGATCAGTTCTTCTTTCGCCGTTTCAAGGTTTTCTACAGTCCACTTACCACGTTTATAAATCTCGTAGATAGCATCATCTACAATCGGCTGGGCAGTGGATTTTGTAATCTTCTTATTAAGATAACTCTTAGCCATCCTGCCAACTAGCAAACGCATATTGATTTGATTAACTTCCGAATCGGAAGTCGTCACGTATTCTAGGTAGTCAGGATTGGTGGAACAAAAATCATTGTTTACTTCATCAATGTTACCCTTAACAGTCTGGGCATCTAGTATCTTCTTAGCTTCGGGAGCAGACTTTAAAGCTTCGGCAAATTCGTCTTGATCGAGTCCAAATCTTTTCTTCACCCAAGTGTCGATAGCGTCTGCGGGATTTTCCGCTAATTGGTTTTTGATTTCGTAAACGTCATCCGCCGAAAGTGCTGCCACTTTGGCGATATTGCGGGAGGGAGACGGAGTAATAGTTGCCTCTTCCCCGCCGCCTAAAAACTTTTCTTTCTTTAATCTATGGATGGTTCTATTAGACTCGACCTTTGCATCAGCTACAGCATAAATCAATTCGTCTTTATTCGGCCCGTAGAAATTCTCAGGGGCAATCTTGGGGTCGCCAGTACTCAGTGTTAACCGCCAACCACGGCTGGTCTTTTCTAGAGTCATCGTCCCGCCATTCTTGACGGGTATA